TTGTCGAACAGAATGGCGTTGAAGGTGCTGGGCGTTACCAGGCTGCCGTCCCTGATGTTGACGTAATAGGTGCCTCTGTCCGAAAACAGCAGCAGATCGCCCGCGTTTACGGCATGGCGGAACCTTGGCTGGTTATCGCCAACCTGCCTGACAATGGCATCATCATCCTCTGCGCCAACCTTGAAGTCCTGAATGGCACGGATCGAAGATGCGGCGATGATGTCTGGCACAAGGGGATGGTCGATCAGCCAAAGCCTTCCGGCTGCGGAAACGCCTGCGCGGGGATACCCACGCGCGGGGGAAAACAGCGGTTCATCCCAAAGAAACGACGCATCCGGTGCGCGCTGGCTCTTGAACGTCACTTTTGACCCGCCAGATGGGCCGGTGATGATTTCGTTCACGTCAGGCCCATCGAAGAAAGCGGTTGTCACAACTGCCAGGTAATTGATGCCTATATCGACCACCACGCCTTGAAAGTTTGTGTCTGCTCCGATCACAGCATCACCGATCCTGAAGGACGCGGCGCTTTGCACGTTGATCCCGAAAGAGGGCGGCAGGGAGGTAATGACATTTCCGGTCACAACCGAAGGGCTGATGTATCCCGTAATCAGGATTTCCCGGAAATTGTATCTTACCCGCTGCCCGACATAGGCAGGCGTCCAGATGCCTTCCGTTGCCCTCAAGGTGATTGCGCCGGTCAGGCCCGAAGGCTGAATACGCACGTCGCCCCGGAAAGACCAATAGGGCTGTGCCAGTTCACCACCAGCTACTTCAGCAAACACGAAGGGGGTCAACTGCCATGAACCGTTAAGGGTCAACTCAAAAAGACCCTGCGGACAGCCGATCAAGGTCACGTCCCGGAACGGCTCAACCCATACGGTTGAAGCATCCGACCATGCCACGCCGGAAATGGTCGCAACCAGATTGGCGTTGATGTCGATGATCTGAAGCGAGGTGTCGTTCACAATGAGGCCAAAGACTTGTTCGCTGCTCGGGCGCAGTTCGATAACGTCTCTGGCTGCCCCAAGCGTCCGCATAGCCAAGGAACCGGGGCGGGCTGTGATGATGCGGGTGGCCGCGATGCGGGCATTCAGACCGCCGCGCACAGACACCTGACGAATTTCGAGGTCTTTTGCTTCGAGAAAATCTCTCCGCAACTCTCCAAGAATGAAGCTGCGCTGCGTGACTGTCCGTTTAGGCACGGCGGAACCTCGCCTGCGCAATGCGTCCGGTCTTGTAGGGTTCGGTCGCGGCACGGGCCTTGGATGATGTGGTGCGCGCGATCTGGAACTTTTGCTCGGCGTCCAAGTCCATGCGATCTGCCGCGCCGTAATCTTCCTTGTTCCGCAGAAGGATGGCCTGAAGTTTCATGTTGACGGCCAGGCAGAAGTTCGCCCCCCAAAGCGCGGGGTCTGCCGCCACCAGATATTCGATGAAAACCCCTGCTGGCTCGGTGACATGCACACGAGTTCCGTCCTGCCCCCAAGGCACATCGGTTTCCCGTTCTTCCCTTTCGTTCACCGTCCAAAGCCGCCGAACGTGCATGGCATCCAGCGGGACCAGGTACGCATCCTCAAAGCCGAACAGGCCGTCCTGCCGCTGATTGAGAAAGGCTTCGTTCCGGGTGAAGTGGTAGTTCCCGGCTTCCAGTTCCGCCTCGACAATCAGCGGCCACTGGCGCGACAGAAGCTGCCATTCATCGGAACCGTCGTTGTCGGCCACGATTTCATCATAGCCCTGCACCGCAAGGGCCGCGTTCATGATCTGAAGCATGGAGAATGATGTTGCCATGCCGGGCATACTGCGGCGGCGGGGGTGGTCGGCCAATGCACCCAAAATCGTAAGGGCGGCAGGTTTCCCCGCCGCCCTTGAGAGCCACTTCTGCGGTGGCCTTACTCCGTGATCTGGACTTGCGCCAGCTTACCACGGATCAGCGTGATGACCTGTGCCTTGGTCATGGTCTTCTGAGGGGTCACGCCGGTCTGAAGCATCATCACCTTCAGTTGGTCCAGGCTCAGGTCTTCAAGTTCCGGCGTCTTGACCTCCACCGCGTTCGGCGCGACTTCGGGCAGGATTTCATACATCCCGCCGCTCAGGCGCACGTTGTCGCTTGCGGTCAGGAAGTCCATGACCTTGACGCCCTGCGCCTTGGCGACGGCGAAGGCCGCGCGTTCTTCGTCGTTCGACGGTTTGAACGCGCGGCTGGCCGCAATCTTCACCTCTACCGGCATGGATCAGATTTCCTTCGAGAAGTAGGCGTTGAAGGTGATCGACGGCGTGGTGCCTGCAACGGTCAGGTGCAGGTCCACATAGCGGAAGCGCGTCCGGTTTTCTTCGGTGCGGAACGGGATGATGATGCGATCCCCACCAGCGGTATTCCGCGTTTCGATGGTGATTGTCGTAGCGTGGCCGAGCATTGCCATGCCGAGAATTTCCCCGTCCGAACGGTCGGCCACGTTGGAGCCGACGATGCGGAAGGTGTAGATCTCGTTGGCCGAGGCCACATCGACCGCTTCGACGTTGAGAACCAGCACCATATCGGTCGCGGTCGCGGCCTGCTGGTCATACTGCGTTCCGATGTAGCCCGTGGCGGTGACAGCCGCTTGCCCGGTTGCCCGCTTGATGAGGCCGGTCGCGGAGTCGATGGCATAGTTCTTTGCGAATGACATGATCGTGGCTCCTTACGCGACGATGGCGGCGTTGGTGATGGACGACAGCCGGATGGCGGCATAGGGGCTTTCGATGCACAGCCCCGTGTCGTGTTCGATGTTCGTCCGGTAGTGGACCCCGTTGTTCAGGAGGCCCATGTCGGTGACTTCCATCGGCTGCGTTTCCAGTCCGCACACGCCCATTTCGGCGAAAGACAGGACATAGATCGAGGCCGTGACGGCAGAACCGCCGCCAAACCCAACTTCGTTGAAGGGCAGGAACTCGCCAAACGGCGTGATGCCGTAGCC